TGGAAGGTCGCCAACAGGGAAAGACCATCACAGCTGCAGCATGTATTCTTTGGTATACGTTATTTCAAGAAAACAAAACCGTTGCTATTCTCGCAAATAAATCATCGGCAGCTCGAGAGGTTCTTTCTCGATACGAACTAATGTATGAGATGCTTCCTATGTGGATGCAGCAAGGTGTCAAGACATTCAACAAGGGTGATATTGAACTTGAAAATGGATCTAAAGTATTTACGTCAGCTACAAGCTCATCTGGTATTCGAGGTAAATCTGTAAACTGGTTGTATATTGACGAAGCAGCAATTATTCCAAATAATGTTGCAGAACAATTCTTTACCTCAGTTTATCCAACAATTTCTGCGGGTGTAACCACAAAGATTCTTTTAACATCTACCCCACTCGGATATAATCATTTCTGGAAATTCTGGAACGAAGCAGAACAAGGATTGAATGGTTTTGTAACCATGTTTATTCCATATAGCAAGATTCCTGGTAGAGACCAAAAATGGGCAGACGAACAGCGCGCCATGCTGGGCGAGCTTAAATTCAACCAAGAAGTTTTATGTAGATTCTTAGGATCATCTAATACACTTATCAATCCTGATACTATTGGTCAGATGTCAGTTAAACCATATGTATATACAAATGATGGATTGGACGTATTTGTAGAACCTGAAGAAGATCACGTTTATATGTTGGTTGCAGATACTTCTAGGGGTGTCGGTGGAGATTACTCAGCGTTTACGGTCATGGACATAACCTCGTACCCATATTCTGTAGTAGCTAAATATAGAAACAACAAGATTAGTCCTCTTCTTTTCCCAAATATAATATATAAAGTAGCCAAAGATTACAATAAGGCCTATTGTTTGATAGAGATCAACGATAACGGACAACAAGTAGCAGATTCGCTCTATATGGATTTGGAATATGAAAACGTGTTCTTTGTGGGAAGTAACAGTAAAAGTGGACAATATTTGTCTGGAGGATTCTCTCAAGGTGCGACTCTTGGTGTAAGAACCACCAAGCAAGTAAAACGCTTAGGTTGCACATCCTTTAAGAGTCTGGTAGAAGGACATAAATTACTAATTCACGACCCAGATATTATTAACGAAATATCCACATTCATTGAAGTTCGAGGATCCCACAAAGCAGATGAGGGATATTTTGACGATTTAGTTATGACTCTGGTTCTATTCTCATGGGCAACTAACGAATCATTCTTTAAAGACCTCACGGATACTAATTTACGAAAAGCTCTTTACGAGGAGCAGTTCAAACAAATCGAAGAAAATCTTACCCCATTTGGTATTATAGATGATGGAACTCCAGAAGAAGAAAAACCGCAAATTGAATCAGATGCTATTTGGTTTAACGCTTATTCAAAATCACCGACAGAATTGCAGGAAGCTCAAAGAAAATTCCTGGAAAATGTCTAAAAGATGATAATTATAAATAAATAGAAATCATATTATAGAGAAGCATCTATAAAATTATCAAGGAGACGAAGATGGCATTTCAGCTTTCACCAGGTGTTGTAGTAACAGAAGAAGATAGAACAACGATAATTCCTTCCGTTGCAACTACCGCGGGCGCTGTTGCAGGCGCTTTTCAATGGGGACCTGTAGAAGAAGTAACTACTGTAGATTCAGAAATTAATTTGGTTAGCCAATTTGGTAAACCAAATGATACTACAGCAGGATATTTTTTTACTGCAGCAAACTTTTTGTCATATGGCAACAATTTAAAATTAGTTCGCGTTGTTAATGGAAACACAGCGAGAAATGCAGTATCGATTCCTTCTGGAATTGTTTCTAGTGTTACTGTTAGTGATAACGGGGTTACATTTTTAACTGCTGCAAATATTACCGTTACTTTTGCCCCACCGCCCGATTCTGATGGTATTACTGCTACAGGTAACGTAACGTTAAGAACAACCGGCAATGTACAAAATTTTATTATATCATCCGCTGGGTTTGGTTATAATACTGCACCAACAATTTCATTTACAAGTGCATCAGGTTCTGGTGTTCAAGCAACCGCAGTTCTTGCAGCTGGAGAAATTGGAAGTATATATGTAACAAATGCAGGTAATAATTATACTACATTATCTAACATTGTAATTCAGAATCAAGATTCAACATTTGCAAGTGCAAACTTAGACGTACACTTTAAATTAAAAGATTTATATATTGCATCTGGCGGTACAAATTATGGTCCTCAGGCAAATATTGTATTCAGCGGCAACACTGTTCCAGGTGGTGTGCAGGCTACAGCAACATTAACTGTTGTTGCAAATGTTATTACTGGATACACAATATCAACGCAAGGCAATGGTTATTTAGCAATGCCAAATGTTACAGTTAATCGTAACGATGGTAATACAGGTTCAGAGGCTTCTATTACTGGTAATGTAGGTTACGGTTATATTAACAAAATTACAGTATTAAATGCTGGTGCTGGCGGATATTATTTTATTCCAAACGTAACAATTAATAGAAATAATCTTTTAGGTGGAGCAAATGCTGCTGGGCAAGCTAGAATTCAAACCGGCATTGATGATATTATTACAATTTATGCAGGTACTGGATATACGTCAAATCCAAATGTAATAATAACTCCTAATGCTAGCGATGTTCCATTCATCACAACAAATGCAACAATAATTGCTGTTGTTGAATATGGTGTTGCTTCGGTAAATGTGTTAAATACCGGTTTAGGATATGTAACAGCACCAAATGTATTAGTAACAAACGGAACTGCTAATATTGAGGCAACTGCTGTAGTATCATTATCCCCTCCAATTATTAAAAATGCTGAAGATTATGATCATAATTATTCTGCAGGCGGATTTACAGTTGGTGAATTTGCTGCAAAATATCCTGGAGCTTTAGGAAATTCTATTAAAGTTTCAATGGCAGATGGTAATACATTTAGCAATTGGATTTATAGATCTCAATTTGACGCAGCTCCTAGCACATCTGATTATGTCTCGACTAGAGGCGGATCTAACGATGAATTACATATTATTGTTATAGATGCACTAGGTCAATGGTCTGGTGTTGCAGGTTCTGTATTAGAAAAATTCTCATATGTTTCTAAAGCAGTTGATGCTAAGAACGGAGACGGTTCTTCAAACTACTATAAAGATATAATTCAAAATCAATCTGAATATATTTGGGTAATTGATCATCCTGCAGTTGGTACAAACTGGGGAACAACTGCCGTAAGTAAAACCTTCGCAAACCTAACAGCTAACGTAACTACTACATTATCTGGCGGTGTATCTGGCGACGATGCTACATTAGGTAACATTCTTACCGGTTACAATTTATTCTCAAATGATGAATTGTATGATGTAAGTTTAATGTTAATGGGACCAACAACATCCGTTGCTGCAGTAAATACGGTTATTGGTATTGCTGAAGCAAGAAGAGATGCTGTTGTATTTGCATCCCCTCCATATGCAGATGTGGTTAATACAACGGGTCAAGCAGATAAATTAGTTACTTATAGAAATCAATTGACATCTTCTTCATATGCTGTTTTAGATTCTGGTTGGAAATATCAGTATGATAGATACAATGACAAGTACAGATATGTTGCATTAAACGGCGACATTGGCGGACTTGCTGCAAGAACAGATTACATCTCTGATCCTTGGTTCTCACCTGCAGGATATAACAGAGGTGTCATTAAGAACTTAGTAAAACTTGCATATTCACCAACAAAAACAGATAGAGATACTCTATATAAGAGTGGTGTAAATCCTGTAGTAACATTCCCAGGACAAGGCACATTGTTGTTTGGGGATAAAACTCTATTAGCAAGACCAAGTGCATTTGATCGTATTAATGTTCGTAGATTGTTTATTGTTCTAGAAAAATCAATAGCAACTGCATCGAAATTCCAATTATTTGAATTCAACGATGCATTTACTAGAGGACAATTTAAAAATATTGTAGAACCATTCTTAAGAGATGTTCAAGGCCGTCGTGGTATTACAGACTTTAAAGTTGTTTGCGATGATACAAACAACACGGGTGCAGTAGTCGACCGCAACGAGTTTGTAGCTGATATATTCATAAAGCCTGCAAGGTCTATTAATTTCATTCAGTTGAATTTCATAGCAACAAGAAGCGGCATTTCATTCGAAGAAGTCGGAGCATAATAGGAGAAAATAAATGGCAATACCATTTAATGTAGAAAGATTTAAATCTGAGCTAACTAACGGCGGGGCTAGGCCAAATCAATTTCAAGTAAATTTGACGTTCCCCCAATATGTTCAATCAGGTTCTGTCGCAACACAAAAAGCAGCATTTTTAATTAGTGTTGCAGAATTACCGGGGCAAACTATTGGGCTTGCCCCAGTATATTATCGAGGCAGATTGGTTAAAATGGCAGGCGATAGAGAATTCGCACCGTTTAATTGTACGGTAATAAACGATTCTGGATTTGCTATTCGTACTGCGCTTGAGCAATGGATGAGCGGAATGGAAGATCTT